GTCCAAGTTAAATCTCCTTGCCAAGTTTGAACTGGTTCGCCTTCCATATCAGCTAATGTTGGAGACCAATCTTTTAAAATTATTTCAGCTTGTCCTATAGATTGTTCTATACTTTGAACTAAAACTATTTTATGAAAAAACATATACTTAGGATTTAGTGATATTTCATTATTCGGATTAAAAGCATCATCAGTTGCAGTCCATGCAGAAAATGTATAATCTAAACCTGGATAGAATGCACTACCAAATTCAGCAGTATCATCTATAGTGATTTGCATCCAAGCTGGTGCAGTTCTATCTGTTGCTAATGCAAAAGGAGAAAATCCTGGATTGTCTGTTTCTAAACTACGAATTGATGCTTGTGCATATTCTATTTGGTTAGCAGCTATAGGGTCCCATGGTGTAAGTAATTCATTTATAATTGCAAAAAATGCGTCATCACCATATTGTGAATATAAATTTGTAAACCAGTTAGTACTTCCTCCTGCTATTAAATCACTAACATAGTTAGTATTTATTTCACCAGTATCTGGTTTATGAGACCAAATTATTTGTCTTTCACCGGGTGGAGTACCACCTGCAAAATCTCCATTTTTAATAAAATTTTGTCCTACAACATTGGCGGTACCGGGTGGTATAATGTCTTTTGTTTTTGACCAACCGTCAAAAAATCTATTTATTTTTGCTTCATCAGTTTCTGGAATTATTTCTGTTATTTCAGTTTCTGAAGAATCTTTTAATAGTTTTTTTGATATTTTTCTTTTTTTAACACCTACTGGTAAAAAGTTACCTGTGTTATCACTTAAATTATAATTTTGAACTCTTAAATTAAAATTAAAATTTGTTAAATAACTTTCCATGTCTGCCTTAGTTATAAACGCGTTTGCTCCTTGGTCAGCTAAATATTTATTATATCTGTCAACTATATCACCAATATATCCAGATGTATTAAAATTTATTAAAAGTTTTTCGTTTCCAGTTGTATATTTTTTTATTTCAACATAGGGTATATACTCGTAATAATTTAATGTATCAGGAATATAATCCACTGAATCTTTATAAAATCTCTCATCTGTTGCTATAGGTCCTTTAAAATCATCAGCACCAGCATATAAATAAGCATCAATAACTAAATTTGTGGAGCTAGGAAGTTCTCCATTTAGTTGTTTGGCTATGTATTCAATAACAGATAAGTCTTCTATATTTTCTGCATAAGCATCATCAAAAGCTATTAATGGGTCACCTATTGTTCTTCCCTTTTTTAATGTACCTTCTCTAGTAGTTTTTTGAAATGCTCCACCGTCTTTTTGAAAGTTAGCACCTGTTAAATCTAAAAAATTTATATTAGCTTGATTTTCAAAAAATAATGGTAACGCAATTAGATTACGATTTATGTAATCGAAAATTTGTTTTTGGTAAGCTTTAAAACTTTTAAAATTTTTAAATTGTTCACTCATTTATTTACCTTACAAGTTTAAATTCAAAATCATTATCAAATATCTCTTCTTGTGTATCGTCATATTTAACTTTTATTAATATTTTATATGTTCTATCAGGATAAAAACCATTCATATATTCTATAAAGTAATTACTTTTTGAATCACAAGATAAAAGTGTATTCGAAGAAAAGTCTACAACCATTTGTCCAGAAGCAACATCTTGTATTGCATAAGAACCACTACCTTCAGGTATAAATGAACCAGATGTTGTTTGAAAAGAATTAGTAAATGTTTTTTGTATAAATTGTTTTCTCGCACCAATTCTAAATTTAGGTACATCAGTTTCTCTGTATTTATCTTTTAAACCAATAGTGTAAATAAAATTATCTGTATCACCTGAGACATCTAATGCAGATAATGAACCTGTATTTGAACCTGTACAAGGTAAGTGACCATCCCATCTTGCTTCCAGTCTTGGTGCATAAATAGTATGTGTATTTCTTGAAAAGAATTTTAATTTACCAAATGTAGAAGAATCTGTTTCTTGACTACCACTAAATCTAATTAACATTCCATAGTTTTCAATAGAACTATCTAACC